GTATATTTCGGGATGCTGCGCCAATGCCTTCTCAAGATACGGAGTGCGAATTTCATTATCTCTACCTGACCCACGCATTTAAAACCTGCCCTCTCTAAACCAAGATCCATACCACCGCAACCGGAACATAACGATAGAAAATTCAACTTATGCAAATCTTAATCCCCCGCTCCGGACCATGAACCAACCCGCGGGCGCCGCTGAACCGGTTTCCGGCGATCACAGCCCTCTTTTTTAATGCGTTCGGTTATCTCTGCCCGGTCGACCGTCACCTCTCTGACAGCTTCGATCCCGATCCTTGCCCGCTGGCCGCGAATCGCGATCGATTTCACTGTGATCGGCTCAACGCCCGGAACCGTTATTATAATATCCTCGCCAAGATTTCGGTCTAATGCTAACATGGGCTTCCTTTCCAAAAACAACTAAACACTATAAACCAAAAACTAAAAACTGAACGCCGGACAGGCGTTCAAACCCGCCCGGCTTTCAAAAGAAATAATAAGCGCCCGCTACGCACGGACACGTGTTCAGGACAATATCTTTAAATCTCGAACAGCCATCTCGACCGCCCTGACGATAGCGGACTCCGAGATAGCGCCCTCAATAGCTCGGCTGACGGCACACTCTATCTTATTGGATAATTGTTCCGGGGTAAGAGCGACACGCATATACTCTAACAGATTGCAACAATCCTGACTCGTAGCCATACCCACATTGGCCCTGCTTCTGATTGCATCCAATTCACATTTATTTATTGCCATAATTATTCCCTTATTTCTATATGCCAAAGACAGTCACCATCGGCGGAACATGTTTCAGGATCACAATCTGTCAAATAACCCGCCTTACAATCCATATGAGAGCCACAGCACGTAGCGCCACCACACGGCACGAGATCGTCAACCTTACAGCCACAATCACCACTCGTAAGCCCGTCATACCCGTTATCTTCCAGATACTTTTTAACGATCTCTTTAACGGTCATTTTTTCACGTCCTTTCCTTCGCTAAATATAATATTTTTAAAAACTCCTCACCGCTCTTTATCTAATTCTTTTTTAAACCTCATTATCAATCGCTCTGATATCTGCGCCTCTTCCTCAATACTATACCCCCTCCGCCTTACAGCTTCTATGCGCACTCTGCACGTTTCACCTACCTCAATGAAGCCTATCTCATCGTATTTCATTACCTCTCTTCTGATATGCGGTAACCCGTCATAGACGCCTTCCGGCATAGCTATGTAAGTACGAAATCCAAACTGTGAATATGTTTTAGCCTGAAAATATGCCTCAGGGAAATTGCGTAGCTTTAACTCAATAGCAAAAAGATCTGAATGATATATCTCTGGCCGATCACCCTGACCAATGGTTTTTCTTATATCGGACCGCGACCTCGGTGTTCGGCGACTTAAATCACGGACAGCATTGACATTACAAATGATCCCAACTATGTCAGGGACAAACTGGCCGTGAAAACCACAAGCCAGCTCTGTCGCTGTAAAATCCGAGCGTTCCTTAAGCCACTCCTGAACCGTAAACAACATATCGTGTTCTTTTGCAAATTCCATCTTCGTGTCCTTCGTGGTTAAATTTTTCAATTCATGATCCGGCGGAAAAAGGAGGATAACCGCCGGATCAAACCGCCTTTTTGGCTTGGCGCCAAACAGCCCCAGAACGCCGGGGGACGATAACTGCCGCCTTTTGTCATCCTGACCGGTAAGCAGTACCGTCATACCATGCAAACTACGCGACTCTCGGAAAATTTGCTTTGTAATTGACCTTAACGTAATCATATACATCTTGCGGAGTAAGCCGCTTAGTCCCGCGTTTGGTACCTTTTTCGGTATATGCCCGCAACAACTTCCTCTCGATCAGCTTATATACCTTACTCTTAGAGCATGCAAGCTTAGCAGCGATCTGAGCGACTGTAACAAAACCGTCCGGGTCGATCTCTTCGGCATTAAATTTTATAGGAGCCTTACTCATGGTTTTCAGTCTTTAGTTTTTGGTTTTTAGTTAACTTCCATGCTGCTATGAATCTGTATCATTTTAATGCCATAACAACCCCATCACCGCCGTCGAACTCAAACAACCCTTTATGGTCTGAGGTCGCAATCATTCGAGGGTTCGGAACATTTTCAACGATTGTAATTATTAAGGAACTTCCAAACCTTATCTCTCCGATCTCAAGGTTTGCTCTGCCGACGCCGGATCCCTTACATTCAGGACATTGGTTCTCCGTCCTAATCCGGCCTATCCCCTCACAATAACCACATTCGTGCTTCGTCTCGCATTCACATTTATGTCGACCTGAACCGTTACACATGTCGCACCGCAACCGCTGATATTTATCGCCGTTGCAATGGTTGCATAGTTTACCTACGACTTCCGGAGGCATCAGGATAGGAGAATCATCTTTTAAGTAGGACCATTTTGTGGAGAATATTTCCGATATCTTTGGGACGCGCCCCTCGCTATCAGGCTCATCGGTTTTGGCCCGAATTAGTATCATGCCATCACACGCACATTTATATCCCCCAATACAAAAGGGGTTTTCAATAAGATATTGACTCGTACTGGGGGCCGCACAAAATGCCTCAAAATTTATGTCCATTTTTTTTCACCTCAAGTAACTCAAAATTAAAAACTCAAAACTAAAAACTAATTAATCTGTGGTTCTGTTGGCGGTGTTTCGTCGCGTCCTTGCTTGGGGTCATTGTCCATAAAAATATTTTCCTTTCCCCTTGACATTTCCCGTCAACTCGCTATAATCCCATCGTGATGAAAATTATACGCGTCGACGGAGGCCAAACTTATTTTTCCTTTTTCGCATTTTAAGGTCCCGGTTAAGGTCTAACCAAAGCCTTCTGTATATAACATACACCATATACACACCCTGTCAAGTGGAGAGCCTTGAAAAACCTTGAAATAACCTGAAAAAAAATGTAGTTATGCCCGTGAGCATAGCTAAAATGGAGATTGTGATGGCTAAAAAAAATATAAAAAGATCGTTCACCGTCGATATAGTTGAAGATTTATCGGACGAATTCGAGGATTTCCGGGTCAAAGCCGGTTTTACAAAATGGCAGGCTATTACCGGCGCCCTTAAGGCGTATATGGCCCTTCCAGCCGATGTCCAGGTTGCTCTTAACTCTCCTGATATGACCGTCAACGCCGCTGGCAAGCTGATCACAGACAAGATATGCGATCTTGAGCGGATCCGTCTTTTGGGCAAACTCGACCCTGACCAAGTCGCTTATCTTCAAGAGCTAACAAAAGAAGTAACTGAACATCTTTCCGGGTCATGAAGTTTTTTTCTTGCTTTTGCTGTTTCATCCTTGTTATACTATAGGCGTTGTATGTATTTGGGTATAGGTAAATACCTGATTTAACACGTTCCAAATCCTGATATTAAGGTAAGAAAATGCGAAAGGGTACGATTATGAAAAAACGAATGATTGTTATTGTGGCAGTTCTGTTGTGTGGTTTGTTCACCGGTTCTCCTGATCTTTTAGGTGCGATCATATACGATTCCGGACAGGAGTATGATATTGATTTTGTACTTAATGATAAGGTTTACGTATGGAACAATGCCGGCTATGAACCAACAACACTGAATTTGCTTACAGGGAGCGTTCTGCCTGAATTACACGTCTGGGATACAAGTCAGATCAATATTTGGGATGGAAGGATAGCTGGCGTATTTCGGGCGTGGGACAGTAGCTGGGTTACTATGTCCGGGGGCGTGGCAAACGGCCTTTTCGAGGTATATAATTTTGCTGACATTACGGGCGGATATATAAAGGATTTCCAGTCTGAAAGTTATAGTTTTTCCACCATATCCTACACAGCTTTAGAGTCTTTGCGCGTTAATTCAAGCAGCATAGTTGACATCGATAATACTTCGATAGATCTATCTGCAACGGTCCACCATGACGCGATCCTCACTATCGACAGCGCTACTGTCGGTGGCGATCTTGCTCTCGATAGTAATAGTCAGCTTATCATATTTGGCGGTACTTTCGGCGGCATCTTCGATCTTAGAGATAACAGTGTTATGACGATACACGGAAACAATTTCAATTACGACTGTAACGATATTATCACTGATCTCACCGGCGTACTCACGGGCACTTTAATCAACGGCGATCCGATTAACAACCGTTTTTACATTTACGAAAACGCCGCCATTATTCTCGTTTGCGAACCTATCCCGCTTCCACCGGAGGCCCATATCAGCGGCGGACCCTATGTTATCCGTGTCGGCGATTCCCTCATACTGGACGCCAGCGGTTCAAGCGATCCTGACGGCGATATTGTTTCCTTCCTGTGGGATCTAGATGACGATGGAGTTTTTGAAACTACTGGAGATGACCGGCCAATTTTTGAAGTAAGCTACTCATACTTAGAATCACTTGGGCTTCTTATCAATCACGAATACACAATTCACTTGAAAACGGTTGACAATGACAATATGAGCGATACCGTCAATATTACGCTTATGATCGTTCCGAAGCCTGCGTTTCAGGTTGCTCTTGATATTAAGCCCGGCAGCTGTCCGAATCCGGTTAATACCAGAAGCTCCGGTGTGCTACCAGTGGCTATATTAGGATCGAATGATCTTGATGTAACTATGATAGATCCCGCCTCTATCCGGCTTGCCGGCGTAGAACCCTTGCGAAGTAGTATCGAAGATGTAGCGACGCCCGCCCCGGATATTGCAGACTGCAACTGCGTAGGTACCGGCCCGGATGGTTTGCTTGATCTTACCTTGAAATTTAGGACCCAGGCGATCATAGAAGCTACCGGCGATATTGACGACGGCGATATAATAACCCTGGAGCTTACAGGCATTTTATACGATTCGGCAGCTCGCGAAATACCAATAGCCGGTCATGATTGTATACTGATTAGGGGCAAGCACAGAGCCTATAATAATGCTGATACGAACAGAGATGGCTTTGTTGATGGTACTGACTTTTTAATATTAAGTGAAAACTGGCTCACCTGTACCGTGGAAACTCAGTGATAAGCGAGAAAGAGATGGACTGGAAGAAAATATTAAAATGGGCGCTGATAATATTCTTCGCTTCGGTCCTTTTTCATTTAGCCGAGGACGCCATCGACGGCGCCCTCGCTGAATTAGCGAAAGCCAAGCGACACAGTTACCGCAAGCAGTTAGGCACAAAGCGAGTAAGACACTTCACCCCCGACGAAGTTTTGTCAGGTAGCCAATAGGTAGCCAGTACCCATACAAAATATAAGCTATATACTCCATATACACAGAGACGCGAAAAAGAAAATAACCAGATAAGTCATTAAAACCCAGTTACTTAACCAATATAGCTTATCCCTGCCGATGTAGCTCAATGGTAGAGCGCAGCTTTCGTAAGTTTAAGCTGAGGTTTATAAGTTATTACAAATAAACAGATTATGAAATCGTGGTGTCTAATAGGTAGCCAGTAAAAATGCGAACACTCGGACAGCCTTATAAAAGACCTAATAAAAGTGGTTGGTGGTTGCGATGGACCGACCCTCACACGAAAAAACGTAAAACCGAAAGATTCCAAACCAAAAAACTCGCAGACCTCAGAAGATCTATACTCATGCAGCAAATCAACAGCGAAGTATATATCGGCTCGGTCAGCGTCCCTCTGACCGCCGCCCGCAACGAATACCTCAACAGATATGAACTGCTCAACCTCACCGCCGCCAGCCGGTACGAGGCCTCCCTTGCTCTTAACCGACTGATCTCAGCAATAGGGGATATCCCAACCGCAAAACTCGCTCAGGCACACATAGACGCTTTTCTGCTCGATCACAGCGAACAGGTCGGTCCCTGGACCGTCAATAAGACCATCGGACGCCTCACCGCTTTCCTCAACTGGACCCGGCATCCCCAGCGTCGCTACATAACAGCACAGATCACGCTCCAGAAGGTCAAAACCCCACCCGTGATAGTCAAGGCCCTGACAAACAAGCAGATCAGCCTGCTCATAGATCGCGCGCCAACCCAAGCCTGGCGGATCCGGATACTTATATCACTAACCACCGGACTCCGTAAAAACGACACAGATTCGCTCAGGATCGACGAACTCGACTTAAACAGCCTGACAGTCCGGTCAGTCGCGTCTAAGACAAGCAAGCAGCTAACAGCACCGCTGCCCGACAAACTGGCGCCACTGCTAACCGCCTATATCAGCTCACTGCCATCGGATCAGGAAAAGCTATTCGCTGACCGTAATACCCGCAAAGTGTTCGATTCGTTCCGGCAGGGCATAACCCGGCAGGATCTCCGCAAAACATTCTCTACGCTCATACAGACGATCGGCTCGATCGATTCGGCCCGGGATCTGCTGCAGCACTCTTCAGCGAGGACCACCAGCCAATTCTATACCGATCGCCAGTTCGTCCTCAGGTGGAAAGTAAATCAGCTCCCTGTCGACCAATGGATTTAAATAATGGCGGATAAGGTATAAATAATGGTGGATAAGGTCTAAATAATTTATTTTTTCTTGACTTTTTGATTTTATAGTGTATAGTTTAATTGTGTGTTGCGAGACTTTTCAAATTTATTGGTGCTTAACGAACCGTCTGAGGGCAAGTCTTACTTGCAACACATACCTTGGACGGTTCTTTCTTTGATTGAGAGGTGAATTATGAAAGTTGAGGATATAAGGCTATGCCATAGTGCGGTAAGCGATAGGGTGTTTGCGGGAAAACTGAATAAAGCGGGCAACGAATGGCTGGACAAAAAAGACGTTACGGACGATTTTCTTAATTGCGTACTCAACAGATGGGTAGGATTCGAGCAAACAATAACCGCCCCTGACGGAACCAAATACGAAGTTAGAGTCAAAAAAGTAGAATCAGCCGAGACGGGGGCGGAGACGGTTGTCGTTGGCCCCAGAAAATCAGCACTCCGAATGTTCGATGACCCAGACGAGGTAGTTTAACCCCTGCCACTTTTTGAAAGGAAGTGTATTATGAAAACACCAAACAAAAAACTTAACACTTTTTATGACAAGTTGTCCAAAAAAGACAAGGCTATCGCCCGGCGTGCCGTCAGGGACAATGCAACTATTAAGGTAAAAACGGTTCTTGTATTTGAGGACGAAGAACACGAACTTAACTAACGGTAAAACTTGCAAAGGGTGTTCATTTGCGGTACCCTTTGCGAGGAAAACTACTTCGTCAATTACCTAATAACAAATAAGCAAACCGCCCGACCGGTGAGGTCGGACGGCCCACTTGCGAAAAAGAATCAAGACGGAGTCAGCCGGACCGAAGGCATTTTCAACAAACGACCAACCCCGAAAAATCAACCAGCCTTACCAGCGAATTTAACAGTGATCACTGCGATCGTCAGAGCGGAACCCGTAAGAAACGACATTGTAGAGACAACAACCGTAACCCACACCGGAACCAGCCGGGTAAGCGCCTGCCTGATCTTGCCAAGCTCTACCCATTGTTTCTCGTCATGACGCTTAAGCTCCTGGATCAAGTCATCGTGATGACCGAGCTTAACATCTATTGCAGTATCGTCCATATCAAAATTCCTTAATTATTGGGGTCTGTCATCCAGTCATACTCTGGTATCGTGGCAAGTTTCGCTTCGAGCGCATCGACCAGCTGCTGATCGGTCCTGGCCGCAAGGCCATGCTGAGCCCTTAAGATGTTGATCTCATCTTTGATCACTCGCACCATCGCCTCCAGGAACACCGGCCCGAACTGCCGGTACAAGGTTTGGCGATTACCTGCATGAGCAGCAAAGCAAAGACACGCTATCAAGATTATCGTTATAGTTTTTCTCATGTTTACCCTTTCTTAGTGCCACCAACCGGCTACGGTTATATCGATGGCGGTGAATGTTAAATTTGCCGTTCTATATTCGATTATCCTGCTTGAATCCACTGAAACGATTTTATCCCCAAAGATGGTACTATTAGCGACAATTGTTCTGATATGCGAAACATTTATAGTGTTTGTATTGCCATTTTCTCTAAAAGAAACGATCGACGAAGTGGCATCATCTGTAACCTGCACTCTAAGCAGAACGGCCGTAGCAGTCGAATCTGTAACGATACTGCTAAGGTCCAGGTCTCGCCAGGTATTATCTGTCGTAAGATCTCCAACGGCAAAATCCTCCGAGGCAGGATCTCCCCGATCAGTATAACCTCCCACTCCCAAAGTAGCTCGAGCAGTCGACGCATCTGCATCGTCCAATAACGTCCGGGCAAACGAAGTAAGAGGCGTCACAGCATAAGTATCGCTTGCGGTTGTGTATGGCATCTTATCGGCCGCCGTTGTCAGTCCTGATATAGAAGTAAGGCCGGCATCGAGCGGCTGACCTCCGATACTGGTCAGCGCCGTAGCACCGCTTTCAGCTACCCAGTTGGACCCGTCACCGACCATAAAGTTACCGTTAGTCACTGGCAAAGCAGCTATATCATCGAGCTGAGCGTCCCAGGCCTGAACATCGGTCCCGATTTCCAGATTCGTAGTAGCTTTAAATTCCGCCTCGTTATTATCATCCAGGAACGTCTCGGCATAAGCTGTAACCGTTGCATCGCCTGCAGCTATCCCGCTGGATATGATCGTCCACTCACCGCTTGCGTTCCAACCTGCGGATTGACTTGCCCTGTCTATCGAACTCGGATAAGTCATATCAAGAGTAGTATCGTCTGTTTCCGGGTTAAGCCCGGCCCGATTGAGCATCTCCTCTAACTGCTGCACCTTTAACGTCACAGCGTCAAGAGCGTTTGTAATCGACGCAAAACTTATAACATCCCCATCGGTAAAATTATCCCCTTGATCGTAAGGTATCACCCTGCCGATCACCAGCGTTACCCCGGTCGCTGGCGCAGTTACCATCGTGACGGTACCGCCACTGGTAAAGTCCAGATTAGTAGCCGTTACCGAATAATGCGTAGTCTCTGTTTTAAGCGTCTGAACGCCTGTCGAATCCACACGTTCCCATACCCGAAGGTCCGAGGTACTTATGATCTCGAAGTCGAACGTGAACGTCGTATCGTTATCGTCACCGGCATCACTGGTAGGGCGATAACTGGTAGGCGTCACCGTCCCGAACACCACAGCATCGAACGGGCAGCCCTGAAACAATACACACATCATCGACGCTAACATTATCATCTTAATTTTTCTCATGATCATCTCCTTTTTCTTGGGCCCCCGCCGATCAGTTCAGCCAGGTCCTCTTCCTGAATCGCTTTTATTATCCGCTTCGGCTGAACGGTCGGAACACCGTACAGAACCGCAAGCGCCTCGAGTACCGCGGCAAGGTCCTTCGCATCGCCTTTGCCTTTTGCTATCTCTTCGAGCCTGGCATAAATACTTGCAAGCTCAGATACCGGCCCGATCCCTGCATCACCAAATCCCCGCCTTGCCGATGTGATCGCCGACCCAACCAGCGGCAAAAGGTTTATCGCCTGATCGCTTATCGCTTCGATAAAATCTTCCGGCTCTTCCGGCAATCTTCGATTACTTATCGACCATATCATAAGAGCCGACACACTCAAACCACCTAACTGCAGCATAGCCTTCTGGACCTGACCGTTACCCAATTGACGCGGCATATCATAGGTTGCAATGTTATAGATCTTCGAGAGCTGATTACTGAACATAAGAAACCAGTTCAATGTTTCACTATTGGTATATATCGCGGAAATATCCTTAGCGTTTGCCGCCGGCTGAGTTCTTAGTGTTGTCGCCTGCGCCTGCCTGATCGCCTCAGCCTGACTGCCGCCTTCGGCCAACACCTTATTAAACACCGCGTTCCACCCAATGGTCCGGGCGATTGAGTCCATCATATAAATTCCCCGCATCCCGTTCTTGCCGATGCGCGTTATGATCTGTTCATACTGGCTACTGTCTGAGATCTTCAGTTCCTCTAATACCCGCTCCAAAGCAGGATGAGCGACCTGTGGATCCAGACGACGGACCTTATCGATCAGGCCCTTCGGATTCGAGGAGAAATCGGCGGCAGATGCCATAAGATGCTGCAAACCCGCATCGGGCAGGTAGAATAATATAGATGGCAGTTGCTTGAGGATCGTCACCAGATTATAAGCAAGAACAGATACCGCCATGTGTTTCCGAGCCATCCTCGACTTCTTTTCGAAATAGCCGTAGGCCTTGTATGTCTGGGGATTCGCTACCCGGCTGTTATAATCCCTGAGAACCTTGAGGTACTCCTCACCATACTTATCACTAACAGCATCCCTAAACGCTTTGCCGCTGGTTATCTTATGCAGGTCGGCGGTCAGCTTGCCGAGATGGATGAAATGCTCCTGACGGGTTACCTGTTCCTGCCACAAGCTCCAAAGGTCCAGCCTGATCGGTTTCTGGAACTCCGGCGGGATATCCTGACGACTGATCGTAAAACCTTTAGCTGCATAAGCCTTCTTTAATGTCGAACGTTCCAACAGTTCGTTAAGGATCTGGCGCCGATCGGGTGTATAGTCCAATTCGCGCCTCCGCATCGGGAGATAGTTATCTTCTTTTTCGAGACGTTTTTCCTCGACCTCCACGAACGCCTCTTCCAGACGGTCAAAATGCTCTTCAAACTCTTCGATTATCCAATCGCTCAGATCAGCCAATCGCGGATCTTCCGTCTCTACATGGTGAACGATATCGGCGATGGTCTTAGCCCCGAGCCGGTTACCGAACAGCAGAGCCAGTCGACTTTTGAAATTCTTATTAAAGCCATAGATCCCGAGCAGCTCCTGAACCGAGTATTCGATCCCGTTAACGATCCGCTTCTGTGAGAGATCCTTCAGCGTAAATCCAAGCTCATCGAGTTTCGCCTGACCTGCATCGGCCCGGGCGTCCTGGACGATAAGCTTTGCGTCCGTTGCCTGATTAACCGCGTCGGCATATAACGAGTGAGCGGGACCGTCGAAAGTACCCTTACCGCCGTCGAACAAGTCGAATATCCGCGTCGGCGTAAGAGTAACCGCCCTGAACGTCCGCCAGAACTTAAGAGCCTGATTCTGCTTAGTCGTCGTTGAATTGATCGGAGCTTCCTGCGGAGCCTCTAACCATCGCTTAACCCTTTGTTTTAACCGTTCGGGACTATCATCTTCATGCTCGACCAACTGAGGCCCATCGACAACACTCATACCTTTATACCGAACATCATACCGGACGCCATCGGCTTCCACCTTGATCTCGGTAAGTGTAATATCGGCATCGTCGACACGATCCGGAGTTATCCATGTAGTCTCTTTTCTCGTATCGCCAACGATATTATCGATGATCTCACCGGCAAGTTCATCCCTCCGCCTTTGTTCCTGTTCCAGACGCAGCCGCTTTTTAGTTTTACCGATAGTTTCCAGCCGCTCGCGTTCAGCTGCCAGCGCCTCGAGATCGGCGATCGTGTATTCGTTAAGAGCTTTCCTGCTGATTATATCAGCCAACTTCTTAGGGATTCCTGCCTCGGGGTTATTGGCAAGAAAGTCCCTGACCCTTTGCCGCTGCGTCAGCGTCCTGGACGCCCTGAAAGATGGATCGATCCCAGCCTGCAGAGCGGCGATAGCTTCACGCTGCAATAGATCGACGGTTGCGGGCGCCCGCTTTGCGATCTTACGCGCCAGACCCTTGATATGTTCCCGCAGCTCTTTGCGCGCCCGCGCCCGCATAGCAATATCTTTGAACCGTTTGGTAGCTTTATTTATCCCAGCCTGATTACCAGCACGGAACGCCGCCCTGAGCTGTCGTTTAACTTCTGACAAAACTATCCGGTCCCCTTCGTTTTGATCGAGCAACTCCTCGACCGTCAGGCCCTTTTGATCGGCTATACCTTTGGCAGTCGGCTTAAGCACCGAGGCCTCGATGATATTGATCTGCAGCTTCTGATCGTTCGTCAGCGGACTCTCGAGCGCCTCTTCGGTAAATCCGAGTGTGATCTCCGCCTGCTGCCCCTTCCAGTCCTTCTGGAGCCGTTGGTGCATCTGGAACGGCGTCTCGCGCACAGCTAACCCGAACCGTTCGATCCAGAGTGAATTTTTGTCCATCAGCTCTTTTCCGAGTTTATCTATAAACTCATCGAACGTCATCTCACCCGGATGGATCTCCCGAACCACGAACATATTATCGAACGCCTTGCGGACATCCGGCGATATCTCGATATCCAGTGGTGAATTACGGAGATTATCGTATATCGCCCTGAGCCACTGACGCAACCTTGCGAACGTACTCCTGAGCCTGTGATTAGGCGCTTTGCCATCCAGCAAATACTTCTCGAACCCGCGAGCGAACTTCTCTTCGTGTTTGATCGACCAGTTGCCGCCCTCCACGCCGGCCCATTTTTCAACCGCCGCCAGATCTCTACCATCCAGCGTCCTCCTGAAAACATGACCCAACTCATGTAACAAGCTGGACAAATCGGCCTTTTCAAACGCGATCAGAGTAGCTTTGCCATCTTCAGCGAATTGAGCCGCCGCTTTTTTACCACGCTCAGCACGCTCGATCAGATCCGGCGTTGGTTCAGGTAGCAGCAAACTTTCAAGGTCCTGCTCTGAAATCCCCGCATCTTCACCAAATCCAATTATCTTGTTATTTATATCGCTTACCGACTCCCCGCCTTCTAACCCGGAGAGGAGGTCAGCTAATATCTGTAATTCACGATCGCCGCTTTCAATCGCCTTTTCCAGTAAATCCGGATTGATCCCACCCGTTTTCTTTTCCGCCGCGATCTGTTCCTCTACCAGGTTAACAAATTCATGTATCCCGATATCGGCGGATATATCAGCCTCACCGGTAACAGGATCCTCGACAGTTAACAGTTCCTGAACCACAGAGGTATAATCGTCTGCGCCAGCTTCCCGATCGAATGTGAATCGGTTATGCAGGCCCTTCTTAAACCCCTTCGAGCCGGGTTTGCCGGTGATCTGCTCGACATCGCCACGAAGTTCCGGCGATACGAAGAATTGAGTATGTTGCGATACCACCTTAAGCCGCTCATCCTGACCTGCCTGAAAGGCCTGAAACACCTCGCTCGATCTGATCTGATCCTGAACCTGACGGATCCGCCTGCGCCGGTCCTTATTAGTTATCCCCGTCTCGCGCAAAGCATCTTCATCGGGCCCAAAATCCTGAAAGAGGGTATCCCTGTCATCCTGAAAAAGTATCTGACCCTTTTCGAACCGAGCTGCCCGCACCGATTCGATATTCTCGGTTAGCCATTGATCGGTAGTCTTATTCTCGGCATCTGCTTTAGCCTGGACCAGAGCCATAGCCGCGGCAGCCTGCTTGTCATCGATATTAAATGCAGCCTTTGCCGAATCCCGAAAAGCAGCCGTCGCTTCGCCTGTACCCTGCCGACTGAACTTACCTGCTAATATATCGCTACGCTGCCGATCGAGCTCCGCGTTTGCTTCGGTTTTCTGCTCTTTACTCATTCCGGTAGTTTTATTCAAGATCGACCGCAACTGCTCGACCCGCTCACTCGCGGTCTTATCGGTAACTGCCCGCGTTCCGGTACCGGCTAGAGAGAATAACCCGCCCAGCGCCGTCTCGAGTACCCCACCGGCAGCCGCCTCTTCGGTGACGCCCTCGGTGATCCTGCCAAAGAAATCCTCTGTAAGCGATGTATCGGAAAACACCATACCCCACAAGTTAGCGTTAAGTGCCTGCCCGCCCTCTTCGATGAACCCCCGCTGAAAACTATCGCGCGTCCCGAGTATGATCTTCGCCCCGGCCCGGGCCATCTGATGACGGGCCGTGGATCCGGCAACTCCCTTAAATATCCCGATCTTCTTTTCCAGCGACCATTCCTCGAGAGCGCCCTCACCAACCGATGTAAGCAGAGCCTGACCGAGAGCCTGTGCAGGTGTTTTCCCCTCCTTTCGGGCTTCCGAATACGTCAGACCGAATATCTCCGTAGCCATCGCCGTGATCCGCCCGGCTACGGGCAGTACCTTTGCTCCGCGTCCTATCACGGCAGCGGCCTTTGTTCCCGTCACATGACCCAGATAAGCCTCCATCAGCATAGGAGACGTCTCGACCACACCCTGAACGACCAGCTCCGGCCGCGAGACGAACTGCCACACCGTTCCGAGTATCCCGGTACCCGGCTGGAGCTGCTGAGCCTCATCCGGATGCAGCCTGAAATACTCATCGGCCCCTTCGGCCATCATCCGACCCCACTCCGCTATCTGGTTGGCTGTATTACTGTCATATCGCTTCGGCAGCTTATCTGCGAATTCACCATGCGCCTGAGCATGACCGGCAACGCTCTTAGCCATCCGGACCCCAGCCTGACTAAACCCAGCCGAGACCGCTTCCTTGAAACCCTTGCGCTCGAACTCTTCCTTTTCCTTGAGTTTTTCCGTACCAACTGCCGCCGTCGCAACCGGTCCCCTCGCAGCTTCACGACTGAACCGAGTATTAGATTCGTAGAATCCGACATCCGGCTCGATCCCGATCTTACCCTTTGCCGCTTCCCACATCTTAACGAAGAAATCCGGCTCCTTACCCGCCCGTAATACCGGCATCCGCTTATACGGACTGAGTGCATCGACCACCATAGCCGGGCTGCCGACCGCCTTCGGCCCGAACATATTCTTAACGATCATATCATATTGACGCTGAACCACATCCTTACTCTGGTTAAGCTTATCGGCAAGCAGCATCTCAGCGACCATCCGCTCGCGGTATACCGCTGGATTCGGCTGAATATCTATAAGCTGGCGCGTCGATTCGCGTTGATGCTCCGGCATGAGATCTTCGATCTGTTTCATCCCCTCGAGTACCGGGCGAAGTTTTGCGGTAAGCGAAGTCTTAGATCCGGTAGATAACCCGAACACCTCATCGCGCCCGCCGAGCAACTCCTCGGTACTGATAAAATGAGAGCCACCAGTTACGGGCTTTTTCATTAACTCTTTTGTGCTTATAAAGGCCATACCTTATCTACCTTGCTATTGCGTTAGGGTCACCACCGGCAACATTGTATTTCCACATACCATTTTCGTGGAACGTATATTCCACCCCGTTGATCATCCTCTTTTCACCGACCTCGAAAGGATCGGCTGAGGCATCCGGAGCATCGGCAGCGTCTAAGATAAACCTACCGAGCGTACCGCGAACCTGCAGGGCGCCGAGCTGAGCGGTGATCTGCTCTTCGATGCTGAGCAAAGCCTCTGATTTTTTCTTGCCGGTAAACTGATCAACCAGATCGATAGTCGTGAGAACACCGCCGGTCAGGGGACTTGCAATAGTTACACCCAGCCGTTTCCAGAACTTACGCTCATTAGACGGCTTTGTAAGCAGTCCAAGGAACGCCTGAGCCTCCTCTGCACTTGCGCCCGGATTCGCTTTCCAAAAGTCCTTCCACTGCTGCTGTCGTCGATCATGAATGATACTGGGCTCAAGATTTTTTTTAGGGTCGGACGCAGGCCCGAACTCATCGTTGGCGAAAGCAGCTTTGATCTGTTTACCACCCCAACTCTCAGTCGACGCCGCTGTAAGGTCCAGGTTCCCCTCACTGAGCTTACGAACCGCCGCGTTAAGGTCATCCTGAAAACCGTTAAGGTCCGAATCGCCAATTTTATTAAAGTTCTTTTCGATAAAACTCTTAACATCCTGACTATTTCGCTGACCGGTCTGAACATCCAGTATCATCTCGTTTATTTTCCAGCGTAGCCCTCTACCTGTTATGATCGGATGCTTGTCCCGGATCCTCTTGATATACTTATCCCGAACAGTACTATTAATCGTGCCGGCATTGAACCGGTCCTGAACCTGACTTTCAGTAAGTGGCTGATCGGGATCGATCCAGGTGTTCCACAGAGTAGCTTCACTTTCGGCCTCTATGTTCTTTTGAGCGATAACCTTTTGTTCATTATCCCACGCAGCCTGAGCTTTAAGGTCCCTGATCATCTCGACTTTTTTATCCTCCGGCAGATCGGTTGCGTTTATCAGATCGCGCCCGCCGGCGAAATCGATCGCGCCATCGTCACCTTTCACCTGGTTAGCCGCCGCCAGCACAGCGTCCGCCGTCCGCTCCTCGACAAGCTTCTCCAGCCGCTTACCCGCCTCTTCGTTCCACTTAGCGAACCCGGCGCCGTCGATCATCCCGGTAGCTTCGAGGTTCAATAGGTAAGCCTCGCGCTCGTCGAGAACATCCTGACGCTCGTTTGCGCCCGCCGTCTGCAGTATCCGCTCGTTATACGCATCGATCTTAGGCGATATCTTCGCTTGCGATTGACGCCGGAGCGAATCGAACGCCCCTAATTCGATCTCGCGACGCCATCGAACACCCTGCTCTCTAAAAGAGGTCGACGCCGACTCCCTGGCCCTGTTATTTTTGAACCCTCCTAATATCGCTTCGGACGTTTCTTTATGCCAGGCATCGAATTTTTCGACGTGACCGGCATAATCGGTATCGACCGGATCCCTGCTGCCATCTTCATTTAATCTTCCCTGTTGAAGGTCACTGCGAAAGCTATTATACCCACTCGATAGACTTAAATCGCCGTCTGTTATCTCTTCCACCGCCTGGAGCGACTGCATCCTAAGCGAAAGATTCTGGCCCTGCTCACCAAGCTGACCGATAACATTACCGAACTCAGCCGACGCCGCCGCTAATCCGCTGCCAAGCGACAAAGGAGCTGATACATTCGGCGATTGTCCCGATGGCAAAACCTCTTGAATTAGCTTTATAGCCATAATAGATCCCTAAGCTGCTTGTAACCTTGTAGCTGCGAACATCCCGACGGTGCCAGCGGTCCTGAACAGTGATGTCCCTGCCCGCAGTTTACCCTCAGCTTTGGCCGCCTTACCCTTTATCCGTGCAAGTTCAGCCGCCGATCGAGACTGTTCTGCGCCTACCTCGATATTACGGCCAGTCTGGATCGCATCGAGCGTGCCAACCTTAACCGCCTCCAGCTCTAACAACAGAGGCGTACCCGCCGGCTGAACGCCGCTCGCCGCCCGCCGGGCCCTGAGTAACTCGATATTACGCTTGAGCTGATCCTTTTCGATATCGACCGCCGCCTTACCCGCTTTGCTCCGCTCTTCGGCCTCCTGTTCCTTAAGCTTAGCTTCACGCTCACCGAGCTTTTCCTGCAGCTCACCTGAGAACTCCGCGGCCGCACCAGCAGTAACACCTGCAAAGATACCGGCTCCAGCGGCCGCCGCTCCGACCAGCCCGGCAGTAGTAACCGCTCCAGCGGTTCCGATCAGCCCCGCCGTTGCCGCCGTCGCTCCAGTTGCCGCCGTCCCGACCAGTAATGGTATTAAAAATGGCATTATTAACCTCCGCTTAATTACCTAAATCAAAACACTCTGTATCGCGAACGGTATTAAGGAAGATCGCCTCGATCTCATCTCCATAACCGAAACGCTTTTTATTTATTTCGATGCTCTTATTGATATCCCCGTCAGCATGCCTTTTTGTTGCAGCATACCAATCACAGAACATCTCCATAAGATCAATTAGATTCATCCCCTTAATTCCATCTTCAAAATGTTCCGGATGATGACGATTGTTAGCGTAATGATGATCTAAAGCGGGCTTCATATCCGCAAGGAACTTTTTATACTCATTAGATCCGTAGGTGACGCCCTTGAGTTTCTCCGTATATTTTTGAAATGTTTCCAATTCCGGAGATTTTAATTTACTCTCATCGTGAACGATACCACGATTTTTTAAAATGTCGCATACTCTCTTTATGAGTATTTGTACCTGTCTAATATGCAACCTTGTTTCAGCCTCAACTTGATTCTTATCCATTATTGGACCTTTCTTTTAATTACCCACATTTTCGCATCGTTACCAGCCCCGTAATAATCTTTTCGCGTCTCTTCGAAAGCAAAGCCCAGGTACCTGACATACTGCTCACCGCGTTCGAACCCATCCCGGATAGGAGCCTGGACCCGATCTAGCTTAAGATCCTCGACCCATTGCCAAAACCTTTTTCTCGGGATATATGGATCTATATGGACGCTGCCAATATCGGCGACGAACAGACCCCACGCCTCGCCGAAACCAGGCTTAACCACACATATCCCCCCGCAGCCGACTATCCGGCCATCGACCACATAAGTAACCGATCGGGCGCTGCTTGCCATAAATTCAGCGACCACCTGAACCTCATCGCCGAACTTGATCCCGCTGTCAGCGACGCCATCATGCGTAGCCACGATCTCAAGAGCATGCTCCGGTTTATATGGTATAGTTTTGATCATCATTCTACCCCCTCAAACTTTTTCCGGTTCCTTCTCCGCACCATAAAACCAATGAACCACATCGACGCCAGCGAAACCGGGATCAGATCGACCGGCCGGATCTTATCCAGCCTTGCAAACCCCTCACTTTCAAACTTCGGATATATAGATAATACCGTGATCGGCAGCGGCGAATCGGATTGTATATAAATATCGCCACCGGTATCGTAATCGCCATCGAACTCATGCTCCTTATCCTCTACCCCTCGCAGCGGAACAGCAGCGCCAGCCGGATCGGAGGCCCTCCGGAAATCGATAGCCTCATAATCGGTCCACGAATCCCCGACCTTACAAGCCTGCGTATCGTGGAACCTTATCGTAAGCTCTACAACCCGCTTGATCAGCCCCTGCAGGTTAGCGCCCGGCACGTTGAGCCTCTGAGGCAGCAGCCTTGAGTTATAGCCAATGCCAGCGTGTACCATATTATAGAAGTTATCTAATGTGATCGTCGAACTCGCTACCGTCTCGGTCCCGTAGAACCCTCCGTCGACCTGGACCTGAACCTCTTCGCCCTCGAGATGCGTAAGCGTAGTAAAGTTATTTTCAACATGCTCGACATCCCCACCCGTAGTATAGGCTGTAAATCCGGTAGAGTCGATATTAACCGCATCGGTCCTGTCCCTAAGCTCAAACGTCGTCGCATCTTCGTTACTGACCGTAAATACCTGGCCATTAAGCTCATCCATCCCGCCTACAGAGGAGAATTTCACCTGCTGACCGTCCGTAAAGCTATGCCCTCCGGTCGTTACCACCGCCGGCAGAGCCTTAGTTACACCTGTAACGGCAATACTTGCCCCGCCATCGAACGATAGACCCGAATCCACAAAGAACGCATCCTCTGCGTCTCCGAAATCCCTGGGCTGAAACTGCTCGATATACCGCACCGTCGACGAATCTATCGTTCTCTCGACGGACACCCAGATCTCATCTTCACCGTCACCTGGAATAACTGCGATCGACTCATAATCGCCGGCGGTCGTATGCAAGTGCCAGGCGACGACCTCCTGTTCGCGGTTATAGGTCAGAGCCGCCAGATCGCCATCTTCGATAACGCTCCAGAGAATAGGATCCGGAGTCTTTTGGAAAGCGAACTGAACTATACCATCTCCTGTAATATGCTCCGAGAGTACCGTCATATCCGGCGATACCCAGTTATCTAATTCAAAACTGAACGCAAGCTCCCGAACCTTTTTCGCCTGGCGCTGTGCGTAGAGTACAACGTTATTGACCATCACCGACTGAATAAATGCGGATCCGTAAGTGCTCTGTCGATGCGCTTGCCGGTTATCGAAGTTAAGAGGATCGTTATTACTTGCCCCGAACCGCCATTCACCCCCGCTGGTCCCTATCAGTATAGCGTTTTGCGGAGCCAGCCAGCGTATAGCGTTTACCTGGTTAGCGCTCAGCGAATATTGCAGGGCGCTTGTAGCGAACGTACCGGCTAAGAAGTTCGGCCAGTCATCGGTGCGCGACAGCCATATCGTCTGCGGACTGTTAGCGGTACCGCCAAAGCAGAGCCGCTCTTCGAAGAAACACACCGTATTAGGATACCCCTCATCCGCCGACCACGCCCCTTCGTTCCAGAAGGCTGTCGCCGTTGTTCCGCCTAAGGTATTGGTAACGGTCCCGGATACATTATTGGGATCGGTTATAGCAGTTATCGTGACGACCCCATTAACATCGAACGATCTGGCCGTAAGATTAAATGTAACGGTTCCGGAATCGATACCGGCGGCGCCCGCCTCGGCATGGACCCGGTAGATCGCATCGTTAGCGCCCTCAGTCTCTGAAAACTGGATATTACCGTCGCTTTCGTAATGCACCGGTATAACATCCTTCCAGGTAACGCCGGAATCAAAGCTCTTTTGCAGCGACAGATCACCCGCCCAGGTCCCGTGAGTAGTAAAGTCGAACTTTCTACCCAATTGGACCGTAACGCTCGCTGAGTTCTGAGCAGATCCGTTATTGCTAAAGGCGCCCGACTCGTTTACCGCAACCGCCGTATGCGTTACCTGCCAGAGCGAACCTACATGATTAGCGTTGAACGTCGCAGACGATGAGGTCAGTGTTATGTCCCCCGTCGCTGCCGACGGCGTTAGCGTTACCGCCGTTTCGTTTTCTGCAAGGAACGGCCCACGCTGGAACGTCGTCGCTGTAAGTGTCCAGGCAGTATGATCGGTCCGGGTAAGCTCCATAACCGGGTAATCCGGATGGACCAGGTACATCGTATCGGCGGATTGAACGAATTGGATATCGAATAGATCGGTACCCGCATCCGTATCGTAAGGCGATGCGATCTCGTAAGGCAAGCCGCCATCGAGTATCTGACCACCATTTCGGTAGAACCTGATATATTCATCCCCAAACTCTAACATATATGCCTGAAGGATCGAGAACTCAAACGATATCAGCCGAACAGCCTCATCGGCCGCTTTAGCCGATGCAATGTATTCGGTACCCGGCCGCTTCGTAACACCGCCATAAGACAGGACCAGAAAATTTTCCAGAGTGCGACAGCCCGAATAATACTTAGCTATATCCGTTCTACCTTCCAGCAGCGGAGAGAGCTCCCCTGCGTTAAAAGCATTGATCGTCGTAGTAACACCCGGCGATACCGCCGCGATGAGCAGGAAAAACAGCATAATTATTTGTTTCAGTTTCATTTATAGTATCCCTCTATCCCGATTCTGCTTTTATCACCGCTTCGATTATCTGTTGATCTGTCAGCTTTTCCATCTGTTTGACCAGCCACTTTCTATGAAAAGATGACGCTCCACCATACCAATACTTTTTGACGTACGGTTCAAATGAATCGTCGCTGGTTATGACCGCCCAAACGTCAGCAGTGAATTTCATCTTGAAAGTAGCTATATGAGAGTCATGTTCGAAGCAGGTTGTTACCGGATTCTGTAAGGTTGGCCTTTCCATACTGTTGGGATCGCCTGCGCGTACGATCCCTGCCATTAAAATTATCATTACAATCAAAGTTACATTTTTCATTTTCTTGCTCCTTAATCTTTCAAAGTCCCATCTAATTTTAATGCTTCAACGATGTCACCTATCGTGTACGCATTGCCTTGGCTACCGCCATCAAATGTATCTGTATCTGTGACAGCAGTACCCCCACCGCCAGTATCAATGCCACTTTGAGACAAGCTGGCCTCGTCCGGTTGCGTAAGTAGTGCTGGCTGACCAAAACAAGTAATACTGCCGCCCGCAACAAAGGAGTGAGAGATTGTTAAGTCTCTTGTGTCGGTTACTGTAATTGTTACATCCCCCGTTACCGTACCATCGTGAGCGTCGATGCTGTCGGTAAAGTTCTGAGTAAGCTTCCACCACGACACAAGATTAGCGTGAGAATAACTTTGGACAGTTTCGCCTAAAGCGAATATGGCTGCAATTTCTGCTGAGCCTAAAGCTGCATCAAAGTACATCACATTATTTACCTGACCGGTATAGTCCCTGTCTGCATCGGTATTCCTTCTTCCAAAAACAATGGGATCTGTTGGATTATCTATAACAAAAGACACATCCTGGTCTTCACCTGCTGCTCCAGCGCCTTTTACGTTATCAACATACAATTCTATAGTATCGTCACCGTCAAAAACACCAACAAGATGGACCCATGCGTTTGTGTCAATCTGTACCATCGAATTGATTGCCATTGTTATAGGAGTCGCTGCCCCGTCGCCCATAATGAAAAATGCTTTCCCAGTATCAGCGAGTAAAAACCCCCAATACGGTTCTGCGTTACCGACAGCCGCCCCCTGCTCTACAATTGATTGAAGTGACGAATCAGTAGATCTCATCCAAAATGACACTGTAAAACCTGCCGAGGTCCAGTTAAAATCAGCGTGGTCACTAATTGTTACATAATCAGCACTGCCAGGAAAATCAGCATAGCCTTCCTGTGAACCTGTCCACGTTGCGGTTACGTCTCCAGAGTTCAATAATTTCCATATATCCGCTATAAGTTCGTCAGTAATATATGTATCCATTTTGCCGTCAACATCAGGGATGAGAGCCTTGCTTGCTGTGTTTGTGCCGGGAGTAGCAGAGAGCAGGGAATGACTTGAACCGTCCTGGGTTACATGAGTAAAAGCGGTCTCGAAGTTAGTTTCCTGTGTAGTTGTGATAATTGCGTTACTGCCGCCATCAGAGAAGTTGTCGGCTGTAAATGTGGGAGCGGCACCACTTGTGACAGACTGATGAACACCTTGCAGGTTATCGTGAATTATATCGCCCTCAAGAATAGCTCCGGTCTCAGCGAGGGTCTTCTTAACAAAAGCATCGTTGCCGGAAGCTACGAGAAAATCGTTGGCTGCATCTGCTAAGGAGTGCGGTATCTTCTCAGCTTCTAATTCCTCTATCGCTCCCTGAACATTCGTAGAACCAATATCGCCTGTAGTAGTTGATGGGGTTTGTATGGCAGTCTGAACGCCGCCACCACCACCACCGGCACCAGTTGATAATACCAGATAATCAATTTCTTGGTGATGTGATGAAATCCCGTTTTGTATATGCCTTAATCTTAACTTCGCCACCCCGGCATCAATATAATCGACCGGGTTCAGAACAGCGTATTCATGAACCTCATAATCAGCCGATGCCGATTGAGTCGCTACTGTATCCCAATTCGTATCAATATTTAATAACTCCACGCTTAAAAAATGTGAGGCGGAGCCATCGTACCAATCCCGTATTATTATTGAAGCAAACGTAGTAACGCCTTCAAATGTGAATTCGGTGGTCAGTGGGAAATAATCACCAGCTAATACACCTGAACCCTCTCTTATCGAGAAAAAACTATCGTCATAAGAGGTTTCTATGGCGGTTAAAACATCGGCTAACAGATGCCCTGCTTGGTCGGGTGTGCCGTCCCCTGATGTGACCCATGTTTCGCCGTCGATGTCGTATTCCTGATTCTGTTCATTGCCGGTAGAACCAAACAATACAGATGCCGGAGCGATAAGTATTGGGGTCTCAACATAAGTATTCGTATCGACAGACAGTGACCCGTCTCCGCTCTCTGTCTTTACAAGCCCGTTATCCGTAAGCGAACCGAGTTTTACGTTGGTAAGTGAACCGCCAACCATCGACGCAGTGCCATCTGATATAGTACCGTCAACCGTTACATTATGGCTAAATGTCATTAGCCCGCTACCGGCGATCATTGTATGGTCTGTTCCGGATACATCAAACGTCCATGTATTCGTAGCGTTTGAACCGTCGGACCATGTTGGCGAGTCGATTAAAGTAGACAGCCAACCCAGCGTATCGCCCGTTAAAGTGACAGGCGAAGACACAGCAAGATTCGTGTCATCGGATACATCGATAGATCCGAACTCAATAGCGGTCTCGCCACCGTTTACCTTTGCATACAAACCGGCTTGACCGCTATAACTGCCAGGAGTATCGGTAAGGCTGGTAAATGTACTGACACCACTGGCATTTAACGTTGTACCCGTGATCGTCAGACCCGCTCCAGCCTCCAGCCAATTTAAAACCCCACCGCTAAAGTCATAGAACATAATCCGATCGGCCCCTGGAGGCGATGGCAGCGATAGGTTATTGGATATCTTAACGATCCTCCCATCGGGAAGGAAAACATAACGCGGAGAGTCCGCAACAACCGTTGACACCATAACTATCAGCAGCGCTGCACATAATATCTTAACTATTTTCGATCGGGATCGCACAACAATCTCCTAAGCAGTCAACTCCCAAACCCGGCGCATCGATCACATCGTTATTACCTAGATCTTCATGTTTATTAGCCGACCCCGTCCTGGACCGCCGGCCCTTTGCGTTGGCTTTCTTAGCGATCTTCCAGGAAACATCCCATGCCCTACCGACGGTAAGATTTATAAAGTTACTCTCACCCTTTACCGAAGTAACAAGGTACTGGACCAGGCGAAGAATATATAACCGAATATACCAGCTGGGCCAGAACTGCGGATTCGTTACCTCCGCGATGTATTTGATAAAGACGGTCGTAGCGTTTGTCCTGATAACCTGATGCTGTTCCTCTGCTGAGTCGATGAAAACACCCCGCTCCCATTCATATTCGATATCCTTGCCTTTTTCGTCGCAGACCGCTATCAGCTCTACGAATTTGACGGGAAAGTCATAATGCTTTTCCAGATGACCGAACACAGGAGAGTCGCTTCGTTCGGATAATTGGGCGCGCCCCTCCATGAAATACCACTCTTCACCCATATCGGCAAGCTCATCGCCCACCGTATCGTACAAGGTGTTTGCTAATATCGCCGCCTTTTTATCGGCAGTCACAGACGATATCTTCTTACCACCCTGCATGATCAGGGCCGCGTTTATGATCGCAAGTTTCGATTTAGCTGCCATAACGACCTTCGCTTATTTTCTTCGACCGTAAACAGTTATATTACCCGCCTCTTCGGCGGTAGCGCCATCGGCATCGTATACAACCACCTGCATATATTCGGGAGGATTCTGGATCTGCAGGATAGCAATCTCATTATCGCCTGAGTTATAGACCCCGACGCCGGCAAGGTTGCCCTGGAACTTCGGCCATTTTGTAGCCTCATCCAGCGTGATCGTATCGGCCCACATAGAAGGAGCGATCTGAACCGTCGAATCGGTATTGTCATCCGTTGCGGTCACTGTTATCTTGATATTGTTCGCATCGGTAACGACCGTAACCTGAGAGAACCCGGAAGTAATATTGGTACCTGTAACGTAAGCCTGCATCCCGGCAACTACGCCAACCCCTATCCCGTCTTTTGTGAAATATTGATCCTGGGTCCCACCCGTATGATCGTAAGCAACCCCGGTAAGCGACACCAGAGAACCTAAAGCATCGCCGCCGTCCGGGAACACTACAACGCTTTGGGTACCTAATACGCAATCGCCCTCGCAGATGACCTGTAAGGGACCGTTGATCTTGTTCCAGCCGACGACGTTGAAACTGAACGTATCGTCGACGTTATTACGATTCTCACCGCAGAACATAAGCTCCCATGTCTGGCCGGCTGACCACCCCTCATCGGGACCGGCTACGTTTCGAGAGGATATCCTGAACGCCCCGCCATTGGCAACGCTCGAAGTATCCTTATTGGCGAAGTTACTCTCGATCCCGGCCAGAGCGTAGACGGCCGCAAACGTAGCGCCATCCTCATCAGCCGTTTCGCGCACCAGATGCCAGCTCGAATGATAAGAATCAACCGGCACGGCATTGGCGTCTCGGGCGTCCAGCGACATACCTGTCATCCACCACACAAAACAAACAAAAAACACCATAAACACACCAAATTGGATTTTTAACTTTTTCATGATTTGCCCCTTAAAAGAACCCATTAACCATCGAACACTACGGAGCCGCCGTTACTATTGCCCCTGGAATCAGAGGTTCGTACCGAAGATAGAAGTTGATCTGTCCGGTAGCGCTCGTAGCTACAACAGCCGCAAACTCAAGCGATCCAACCGGTACGACCAGCGAACCCGATTTATCGGTACTGCCATCTGTTGGCGCTGGCAGTCCGAGAGCTACACCGTTATCGGTAGCTACCAGATCGTTATCGATGATCCCATCCCATGTATACAGAGCGCCCACCGCATCGGCATTGATCTCAAGAGCGGTACCATCGGTCCCGAACACCGTATCGCCAGCCGGAACGGTCGGGTCGAAACTGTAATTGATCAGACACCCTTTAGCTTCGATCGCCGTTGTAGTAACTATCCGACAAGTTCGATGATCCTAACCGGCCCGCCGGCAACTAC